CGCCATTTAAGGCGCTTTTATTATGTCCTGAATAAGACATTAAACTGTTCAATTACCCACTTTAATGGTTCGGGGTATAACTGAACGCAACTCCTAACAGGGAGCAACCTGTATAAACATGCTATGGAGGTAATTTATTATGGATTGGTTAAAAGAATTACTCAAAAAAGCCGGAATCGAAGAGGAAAAGGTTGACAGCACGATTGCAGACATCAACAAGGAGCTGCCAAAGCACTTCATACCGAAAGACAAATACAACGAAGTGGCAGAGGCAAAGAAAAAGCTGGAAGAAGACATCCAGGAAAGAGACAACCAGCTTGAGAAGCTTAAAAACGCTGCCGGCAACAGTGAGGAACTAAAGGCACAGATTGAGCAATTGCAAGCTGAGAACCAAAAAGCAGCCGAGGAATGGCAGGCTAAAATGGCCCAAATGCAGCTTGATTTTGCTATAGAAAAAGCACTGGCAGCGGCCAAAGCTAAGAATGCTAAAGCAGTTAAGGCCCTGCTTGATATGGATAAAGTTAAGCTGGATGGAGAGCAGTTGCTGGGCCTGGAAGATCAGCTTAAATCGCTGCAGCAATCTGACCCGTACCTCTTTGGAGATTCCGGCAAAGTGGGCAGCGGCACCAACCCGCCCGGTGCCGACAATGCAGAAGCAAACCCGTGGAAGAAGGAAAGCTGGAACCTTACGCAGCAGGGCAAGATACTGCTCGAGGACCCGGCCAAAGCCACGAGGATGAAAGCAGAGGCGGGAATCAAATAATTTTATGAGGTGATAATATGGCTAAATTCAAGATGGACCTGCAGCTGTTTGCAGGTGAACCTACAAAAACCATAATCAGTGACGTTATAGTCCCTGCAGTATTTAATCCGTACGTTATTGAACGTACAGCAGAACTCTCCGCTTTTTATCAGAGCGGAATAATAGCCAGGAACCCTGAACTGGACAGACTGGCAAGTTCCGGCGGCAAACTCGTGAACATGCCGTTCTGGGAAGACCTGACAGGTAACGATGAAGTATTGAGCGATAAGACAGCTCTGACCGTTGGTAAAATTAAAGCAGGGCAGGACGTGGCAGCTCTCTTGGCTAGAGGCCGTGCATGGAGCGTAAACGACCTGGCGAAAGCCCTGTCCGGTGATGACCCGATGGCCGCAATAGGTGACCTGGTGGCTGCATACTGGGCTAGGAGATTCCAGGCGATTCTGATCAAGACCCTGGATGGCGTATTCGGCAACGATGCAACCAAAATGAACACAAACCAGCATGACATAAGCGGCGCACCAACAGCAAAAGACGATGACGTTATATCCGCAAAGACCGCAGTTGACGCCATTTACAAGCTGGGCGACAATGCCGACAAGCTGACCGGATTTGCGATGCACTCCGCAACTGTGGCAAAGCTCGCCAAAGATGACCTGATTGAATATATCAAGCCATCTGAGGGTGCGGCAGAAGTGCCTTATTTTCTCGGCAAACGGGTTGTGGTGGATGACGGCCTGCCTGTTTCCAACGGGGTATATACAACCTACATCTTCGGTGCCGGTGCATTTGGCTGGGGCGAGGGTGGAGCGCCTGTTCCGACTGAAACCGCCAGGGACGCTTTGTCCGGAGACGACATCCTTGTAAACCGTAGACACTTTATCCTGCACCCAAGGGGAGTGGCTTTCCGGGGCGTTCAGTTAGGCGATGGCAAAGGCGGAACAAATGCGACACCGTCAAACGATAATCTAGCCGATTACCGGAACTGGCTACGTGTTTACGAGAGCAAGAACGTGCGTATCGTCCAGTTTAAGCACAGACTCATAACTGCTTATTCTGCTGGTGCAGGGGATTAAGGGGTGATGAGATGAGATTTTTAGACTATCTAAAGCGTTTCACTTACACCCCGAACGAGTTTTACGACCATTTAAAGGGACTGGAGGACGCAGCCGGGGGTGACGTTGACCTCGTCATCCTCCCGGCCATGACCGGGGATGGTGGAGACGAGGCGGCCTTGAAGCCGACGGAGAGCGAGACAAACGACGCAGACAATCCCTATGTCGCAACCGTCACGCTCAAGGTGATGAACAAATCCAAAACCAAGGTGCTTGAGTGGTTTAACGGTACTCGCAAAGTGACGGTGGACATAAACACTACCGCTGGCAAAATAGCGATAAACGATGGAGAGTTCGCAGCCGTTAAAACCGACGTAACCTTTGACCTAGCATTTGAGAACGGTGTCGGTACATTTACAATTACGCTCGGAGGCACTTGGGATGAGGAGGAAACCATAAAGGTCAACGCTGACAAAGATGGCAGCAATAACAGCGTCGGCATCATGGGCTACACTGTAAAGAAGGAAAACCACCTCCTTGTCGAGGTTCAGGCAGACCCCTCCGGCGGCGAATAATTGAAAACGAGGGAGCCTCGGCTCTCTCTTATATTTTGAGGTGATGTAAATGGCGATTGATATAACTGGCTTCCAGCGTATGCGCAGGGAGCAGATAGAAAAGGCAAGGAAGGAGGCGGAGGCCAAATGTCAGAAAGCTACTGTACAGTTGAAGAAGCAAACGAATACTTCAGCGGACGCCTCCACGCCGAAAGCTGGGGCGAAACCAGCGACGCAGACAAAGAAAAAGCCCTCCGGCAGGCAACAAAAGAAATAGACCGGCAGCTTCTCAAGGGGCGCAAGGCAACGGATACCCAGGAGTTGGCCTTTCCCCGCTACCCGGATACTGAAATTCCGGAAGCAGTCAAGGAAGCCTGTTGCGAAGAAGCGCTTGCACTCCTGGAAAGAGGCAACAGCCAGCGTAGGAAGCTCCAGCAGGAAGGGGTACAATCAATTACCCTGGGAAATATGAGCGAAACATATGCGGCAGGTGCCGGAAAGGGAATATTAAGCCAGGAAGCAAAGGAACTGCTCAAGCCCTGGCTTCTGGGGAGTGTGTTCATAACATGATAAAAGACTATCTCAACCAAACCGCCATATGGCACTACGTCACCGGCCAGAATGAATACGGTGAGCCATCAACCAGCAGCAAGACAATCAAAGTACGTTGGGAAGGCAGACGTCGCCTGGTCCGGAACAACGAAGGCCGGG